TAGCTTTGAAATTAGCATCGATTGACTGTCTGCATGTTGGACATGTATCATTGTCACAATAGAAAGAAACATCTTTCACAACACGCTTTCGGTTAGTCTCTATCTTAGATGATAACGCAACAAGCTTAGTGTGCTTATCTTTTAGAGTTTGCGTATTCGAAGCTTTGTTGAGGACGTTTTCCCGTTCTTTTTCGAGGTCAGCAATGACTTCTTTCTTATTGGACAGGGTTTCATTATGCAACTGAAGTTGAGCCATCCAATCGGATTTCTTTTCTTCGTTGTTTTGTTTGAGGCTCGCAATGGTTTTTTCAACATATGTTTTCTTTTCCTCTTTTGCAGCAAGAGATACTCGATTGATATCTAGGGCTTGCTTATTAGCCACCATTCGTTGTTTGACAATAACATTCATGACAGAAAATATTTGAATATCCAACAAATCTTCAATCACTGCGCGACGATCAGCAGGAGATAACTGCATGAACGGAACAAACGATGCTGAACCAAGAATGACAATTTGTGTGAATGACTTGTAGTTCATCTTCAGAATGAACTTCTCAAGATGCTCTTGATAATCTTTAGATGCTGAATCTTGATTTATCAGAGTGCCGTCGCAATAGATTTCAAACAGGTTAGGCTTGATACCACGAATGATCTTGTAGTTCTTACCGTTCGTCTTAAACTCAATCTGAACTTCACATCCCTTCTCATTCACACTGTTGATCAGAAGTGGCTTATTGATTTTACGGAATGGTTTACCGAACAGAACAAAACAAAGAGCATCTAGAATAGTAGATTTACCCGCACCGTTGTCTCCAACGATGAGGGCATTTTGATGTTCGTTGAGTTTAATTTCGGTAAAGACGTTACCTGTAGATAATAAGTTTTTCCATCTAATAACTTCAAAATCAATCATACATGCTCCACAGACAATGCCTCATTATAAACATCTTTCATGAATATCTTCATCTTATCAGAATCTACATTCAAAGTCAAGCCTGAAATGTATGTTTCTAAAATAGACTGAGTATCTTGTGCTTCGTCAATCTCATTATCTTCATCGTTATCTTTGAAGGCTGATATATCTTCAATGATGGAAATATCTAATGGCCCTGCTTTGTAGAGTTTATCTAGCATCATATCAAACGCATATGGATTAGTTTTATTGACACAAACAATCTTAACATAGCATCCAGCGTATTGATCATAACTTGTGTGATTAATGTTTTCAAGAATATCTTTATGCTTCACATCATCATACGCAAGCATCTTGAAAATGTGATTCTTGTTCTGATGGAATGTTACTTCTCTAGTTTGCGTATCCAACACAGAGAATCCTCTGGGGTCATTATAGTCAGACCAAGTGTATTCAGCGAAAGCTCCAAGATAAGTAATATTGCCAATAGTGGAACGATGATGATAATGCCCAGTATAAACACGATCATAGCGAGCAAACCTATCAGCACCATCGCCATGATCACTAACGGTACCGCGAAACATTTCAAAACCATTGAGCTCCAAATGTCCGAAGAGAAGTTCAGCAGGCGAGTTATTGATTGCTTCGTGTGATTGAACATAATTAGACTCCGTAATCCAAGGTAAAAGTTGTAACTTTGTACCATCTATCTCAATAAGATGTGGTGTGTCATATACATGAATATTTCTATAACGACCATCTACAATCTCACGGAGAGCATTTACCTCATGAGTGTTCTTGAAATACTCATCATGATTACCAGCAATGATATGTGTCATAATACCACGCCTTTCTATCTCTTCAAGAAAGTCTTCTCGACAACGTTTGGCCGTCATGAAGTTGAGATATTTGCGCCGATCAAACAAATCACCAAGATGAATGACATACTCAATTTCCTCATCGTCAATGACCTGAAAGAACTGCTCAAGAGACTTCTTAAAGTAATCGTAAAATACTGGAGAATCATTTCTAATTCCCCAGTGTGTATCCGTTATCAATGCAATCTTTGCCATTAAGAATAAATTCCATGTTTCAATCTAATGCGATTGTCTCTCTTAGTATTCATAGTCAATGCATCATCATTCTTATACTTCCGAAGAGAAGCATCAATCGAGTCACGAATGGACTCTAAACGCATACGATAGTTATCACGAATATGTGACTTCTCTTTCTTATCCATCATACTATCAATCAAGCTTTGCACCTGAAATGGAATGTTATGTGATTCGTCATTCATCTACTTTTTCCTCATAAAACTTCGCAAGACCTTCCTTCGCTTGCTTTCTTTTCTCTTTCTTTGCAGATTCCTTCTTTTCAAATCTACTCATGAAGTCATTGATATTATCATACATTGTAGTGGGAAGCAAGTGTTTATCGTCATGATCTACTAAAACACCTATATCACTCTGACACAATACGTTCTGGAAGTTCTTGTAGATGATATACCTGTTCTTTTCCTCACTGCTTATTCTACGCAAGAAAGCATAATAGATTACCTGTGTAAAGTAGGCAAATGGATTCTGTCCAATCTCAGGATTGTAATCCTTAAAGTATTGAATGCAGTTGAGATATCCATCGGAAATCATTTCATCACGGTAAGAGTAGTTCATGAAGCATGGTTTTGTAGAGAGCTTTTCTGCGATCTTGAAAATACACTCACCAATATATTCAGGAATACGAGGGTCTTCTTGACCAGCATCTCTTGCTGCTTGTAATCTTGTTCTATATGCTACGATTTCCTGAAAGAACTTTTTATTGTCTACATAATGAACTTTATTTTTGATTTTCATGAAAAACCTCTTGACAATGGGTTGACATAGTGGTATAAAGGGTATGCCCGCTATGATATGACTTACTTTAGATTGATTTAGATATTGGTTAGTTCCTCTAGTAACTTAATCTGTTTATCTAATAACTCTTTTCTATTAGGCCACTTGATCATGTCTTTATCAGGGTTCTTATTGAGATTGATGAGAAGAGGCATAAACATCTTATTCAACTGTCTAATCCTTTTCTTTAGATCATCAACTTCATTGAGATTAGACATTTCCTCTTCAGTTACGAATGTGAAACCAAAGTCATTTGTATCATCAATGTTAGTGATCTTGTCTTTAGACATTAGTGAAGTTTCCCTCTATCTTTACGAATTGTTTCAAGCATCTCTGTGATCATATCTCTTGCAGTATCGTCATCAATAGATTTATCATCCAGTTCTGCTTCAATGAAAGAACTCTCTCTTTCTTCTTTCTTAGTCTGAGTCATATCATCATAGAATGAGATTGAATCCCAATAGTATTCAATGATATCATCAGTAGCATCTGCCACCATCAATACATCTTCTGGGTATATTGTGAAAGTTTGTTTGTCACAGATGCGATTGAAAACCCATTGCATGATTGATATAGTCATTGATCCTGTTTTTCCAGTAAGATATAAAATCTTCATTGGACTCATCAACACATAGTGGTGATCATCATCACTTATAAACTCAGTGACTTGAGTTATCAGGTCTTCTCCTGTAGTGAGCCTAACAAACTTAACTATATCAGATTCCATAATCTATCCCTTTAATTCAATCTTGTATATTTTAAAAGTAAACTTCTCTTCAGAGTAAATCTTGATTCTCTCAGCAAAATGCTTTAGGGTGAAATTGTCACGCTTTTTGTGCCTGAGATCGTCTGCAATATCATAGAGTGTTGCAGAGTCCTTAGTCTCTGATTTTCTGAGGCCACGACCGATGCTCTGTAAGTTTCGTACTCTTGACTTAGATGGACTTGCAAAGATGATGTTGTGGAGATTACGTATGTTGATGCCTGTGCTGAATGTGCCATAAGAAGCAATAATAATAGCGTCATGTTCTTTCTCCACAATATGACGAATCTCTTCACGAACTTCGCCTTCTGTTTTACCATAAACAAAGAAGCATTTTCTATCGCCGACTTCTTTATTTATCATGTCATATAGTATCTTGCCGTGTTTGTCAACATATTGATAAAGGATAAGAGTGTTTCCTTTCAGTGACAAAGAAAGATTGGCAATGAACTTGTTTCTTGCCTCATTTAGAATGATGTATTCAATCTCTTGCTGATATGTTGATTTCTTTAGTGCTTGACACATAGCATCAGGGTGCTTCAGAATCAGACACTTGATATTGAAATCTGCAATATGTCCTTGATCCATCAAGTCTTTAGTTGTTATGATCTTACGAACAGCGCCGAACAATCCTTCAAGTACTAGCTTATGTGTCTTTGTTCCATCTAAAGTGCCTGTTGTTCCTATACGATATTTTGCATTTGAAATCTTACACATCAACTCCGAAATCTCTTTTGACTTATAGAGGTGGGCTTCGTCGCCTACTACAAAGTCAAACTGTTTGAAGTATTCTTTAGGAAGTTTGTAAAGCGATTGCCAGGTTGAGATGATGATCGGTTTATCCGTCTGTTTATCTTGTCCACCAAAGATCCTATGTACCAACTCATCGCTGCTAAAGCCATAGCTAGAAAAATCAGAAGCAAGTTGAGTGACGAGAGAAATAGTTGGCACAATAATAAGAGTACGTTTGACATTACAGTTAGCATATAGATACCTCATAATAAGATAGATGATAAGTGATTTACCAGAAGCAGTGGGAGAAAGAAGCAGAGCGCGTCTTGATCTGACAGCGTGGATAAAAGCTTCTATCTGGTAGTCTCTAGGTTCTACAGGCAAATTAAGTTTCTGAATGAACTCTTGAGCTTCTTTGATAGAGAACTCTTCATCATATACTTCGTTATCATATTCCCATTCATAATCGCGATCTTCACAGAACTTGACGATGTATGGTACTAGACCTCTGTATATTTGATAAGTACGAAGATCAAATAGTCTTACTTTACCATCCCAAAGTTTTGAACGATATTGTGGTGTAAATTGATATCCTGGTACAAGAAAAGTGAAGTGTTCACGCAACTCATATGAAACACCTTCATCACATGTTACCTTCACATATACTTCATTAATATTTGTTATAACAATCTTATTTGGTGCCAATATATCTTTCCCATTCACAGAACGTCTTTAATTGGAACGTTCTACTATGTAGTTCTTTTAGGACAGACGTACAAAAATCAACAATCTCTTGATGAATAACTTTCTTCATGAGGATTAGTGTGAGATCATTGTCTGAATCAATCAACATTGGAATATCTTGTCTCAATGTCTTTTTTGTCCAGGGTTCATAACCATAATGATTGAGGTCTTCTGGATTGTTTAGATCACCAGAATAGTATTGC